TCTCCACTATCGATAATCAATCCAATCCACATACCTTGTGGATCAAATGTCTGAGTGAAGTTTGCAAGAAAAAAGTTTTGTATCTCTTGTTCTGTTTTCTTTCTCGACATTCTCTCAAAGAAATACCGATCCTTCCTCTTATGAAAGGCTGCGGTTGATGCTCTGGAACGACCACGATACTTGAAGTAATCATACTTCTCTTTTGTAAAGTGGTTCTTGAATGCGAGATAAGTTTTGTATACTTCAATCGGAGTCAACTTCTTCAGTATCTAATTCGACAATAGAATCTACAGGCACTTCTGCCTTGCCGATACGATACCAGTGCTGATCAACACCGATACTATCTTCACGGATGCCAAGATATTCCAAATCTGGAAATGAGTGTTCACGCAAAATGGCTTGTAAGCGATAATGCATTAATTCAGATTGTTTAGGCATTATAATGGTAATTTTGCTCTGGATGTTTTTTTCATGAAGTTAAGTTGTTGTGCATCATATTTTAATTTCTCTTTTAGTGGTTTTGAAATTAATTTTGATACAGCATCTACCTCTATCTTATTCTCTTCACAAAAGGCAATGATTGCATCGATATAATTAAAGTTATTATCTTTAACTATCTTCTCAACCTCTTCTGCGAATCTAGATTGACAAAGGAACTTCTCCTTCATAATATCATCAACTTTAGTTGCCATAGTCTCTTGTTTTGTGTTCGACAAATTTTTTAATGTATCTGGTAAGAAGTTTAA